ACCAAAACCTGTGCTAGTTGGCGGCGATAGCTGCCGCCCCCGTAGGGTTTGGGTCGGTCTGGTCGACAGCTTCAATTTCCATGTCAGGGTTGTTTTGCAACCATTCGCGCCACGTTGTTTCAGGCATTGTGCGCCCGGACAGCTTCAACATAAAAAACGCCCATGCAACCATGTCAGACATGCCAACGCCTTTGCCGTCGCTGATCTTGCGGTGTTCTGTCCTCTCCCATTCGGTAATGCACAGCAAATTCGTGATTACTTCAACGGGTGGCTGGTCAGCCGCCAATGTGACGGCCAATTTGATTTTCATAACGCCCTTTCTGTCTAGTGATTACGGGTTAAATCACGGGGTCGTGTCTGCGCTGTATTCTCCGCCGACAAATTCAATGTCGACGGTTGAAAGCTCGCCAAGGCTCATGTTGGCGACAGGCAAGCTGGCCAAAAAGCAATTTGTTAGTACCTGAATTGGGTTTGTGGCGCTTTCTGCGCCTGTTGCGGGCTTTACTTTTACGGTGGTCTGTGTACCAACCAACGGTTGCAGGGTTGCGTAGGTTTCGCTGCTGGCGTAGCTCATGTACAGCGTCAACGTGCAGCTGTTGTTTTCCAAACCTTTTACGTTGGTGCGGTAGGTCTGACCAAACGCGGTGTTTTCTAGCGTGTCAAATTCATAGGTAAACGTCGCTGCGGTGCATTGGTCGGTTAGGTCAACGCCCCCGACTTCGACAAGTGACGGGTTAGACAGGTAGGTCGTGCTGGGCATGGGGGTCTCCTATGTGGTCTCTGGCTTTACTTTACGCCTTTTAGGGGCTTTTGCGGTGGATACTTGCGCCACCTCAGCAATAAACCCGCCTGTTAATAGGCGCTGTGCGTCAGCTTCGCTGGCCGGGGTGTACGGCTCACCCGGTACGCCCACCCTGCGGCTAACGACAACGTAGGTCATGCTGTTTGGGCTTGCATGTTGGCGGTCAGCTCATAGGCAGGCACGATCACGCCACCCACGTCAAGGCTCAGCGGGCGACCTGCGGTTATGGCCACGTTTTTACCCAATACCTGTGACGCGGTATGCAACAGCGAGCGCATAGCGTCAAGGTTGCCCGGCCCAAGGGTCACAATTTGTATGGGATACGTCATCTGCACAATGTTGCTGTTAAACGCTGTAAATGACGGTGCGCCAATTAGCGCGCACGGTGGCACAAGGTTGCGCGGGTCGGTCACGACCTGCAGCCCGGTCACGGTTGCCAAAAACGTTGACAGGTCGTCGAGCGCCTCGTTAAATAGATCGGTGTACGCAACGGGCATTAGGCCACCTGTGGGCGGTCAATCCCTAACAGCTGTTTAATCATGGGTGACAAACCTACGGTGGGGGCTGTCCCCATTTCGTTGAATGACGCAAAAACATCAACGCTGCCCCTAGCCCTGTAAAGCGCGCCACCCCACATGATCGCACCAAGCGTGACGTCTGCGCTGGGGCTGGTCGTCAGGCTGTCGTAATACCCGGCTTCGACCCTGCGCCTAAACGCCATTTGGTTGACGGCTGCAGCGCATTGCGTCAAAAACGTGGTGTCTGCTGCGGTGGCCGTGCCGATACCTAGCCAATCCTCAATTTGGCCTGCGGTTATCCATGTGCAGGTTGGGGTAAACGTCAATGTGCCTGTTGCAGCGGTGCGGTCAACGTCTGTACCCGTGCAGGCAAATAGCACCTGATTGGGTACAGCTACATCGACGTTGTACAACAGATCGCCGTCGCTGTCTACCCCGATAAATTCGTATTGGGGTAGCGCGTACACCGTAAACGTACCGTTGAACGGTGCGCCCACGCCCGCAACAGTAATTGCGCGGTCAACCTCAAGCTCATTAGCGGTGAGCGTCTGCAGCACCGCGTAATTGTCCGTCAGCTGTTTGAACGTGACCGTGTAAACGGCCATTGTTAGCCCCGTTCTGTTTTAGGCAACGACAATGTACTTAACCATGTCGCTGTCAGCAATAAAGGTTGCAACGTAGCCGTAGTAGCTGAACGTGCGACCCAGCGTGCCGGGTACTTCTACCGACATGACGCCACGCACCTGCTCGTAGAACTCGCAGGCCGCGCCGCGCGCCACATACAGCGTGCCATTGGCAAAATTGCGGTCAGCAACAAGGTTTAGCCCAAACGGGTTAAACGTGTTGGCAACCGTAATGTTGGCTACGCCAGCGCCGTTGACGCCCATCAAACCCGCTGCGCCTGCATACGGGAAAATTGGCCGCTTGTCTGCGTCGAGCTGTGCGCCCAGCTTTTGCCACACGTCAGGCGAGACAAACACATGATCTGGCAAAAAGTTTGTGGCGGTCAAAATGTCGGTTGCTGCGTCGTACAACGCGGCAATCAACGACGACGGGTCATTTGCGGTGACAGTCCACGTCGAACCTGACGCGCTTGCACCGTTGGTGATTGCGTCAGCTGCAATGTCGTCTGACTTCAGCATGTACTGACCTACCAAGTCCTGCAAAATGATCTGCATTGCACCCGGCGACGTAAAGTCAATGTCCTGTACCGACAGGGTGACCTGTCCGGCCAGCGTGGTTTTGGTAACCACGTTTGACGCAATAACCGGGGTGGTGGCCGACGCTGCGCTCAATTCGCTTGACTGTGTGCCAACGCTGGGGTGCGTTGTCCACGTTGGGCGAATAAACGTCTTTTGGTTGCCGCCGTCTGGCATGGCGCGCGCACCAATCGCTGCAACAACAGGGCGGGTGTAATTCAAATCCGCAAACACGGGTGCCAGCACGGGAACCGGCAGCAAGCCTGCAGTATCACTTGTGGTGACGTCTCCGGCTGCGGCTTGCAACGCGGTCTGCTTGCTGCGCATAAATTCGGTAGCTGCAGCTGCGACGTTGCGGAATGTTTCGCCGCCAATGTGCATTGCTGCTAGGTATTCACCCGGCGTTGGCAAATCAAATTTGCGCTTGGGTTGCGCAGGCAACGCTGGCGTGGGAATGGTGGCCTCGACTGCGGGCGTGGTTTCGGTGGTCATGGTCTGTGTCTCCTGTTCGGTCACCTTTTCAGTATGGCTGACGTTGGTGGGGTTTTGGTGGATACTTGCCGCAACCTTGGTGATTTGGGCGCTGTCCCCAAATGCCCCGATTGGGACTAGCGACAGCTCTAACCATTCGGCGGCTTCAATAATCATGCGGTCTTGCTCGTCATAGCTGAATTTTGTGGGGTTTACGCCCACAGATACTTGGTCAATCGTGCCGTCAGCGGCCATGACTAGGGCGTCATTGCCAAGCTGGGTGGCGCTAATTCGGGCGGTAAACATCATGCCCTGTTCGGTGTCGACCCGTTCGGTCACGACCCCTACGGGCTGGCTGGCGTCATGGTACATAAACAGCCGGGGTGCTTTACCGTCGACGGGCAAGCTGCCGGGCATAAACATAACTTCGGTGTTGTCGTTGACGACAGCAAATGTGTTGTACGGGACAGCTACACCTGAGATCGTGCGGCGTGGTGCTTCGTCTGCGGCTGCTGCGTCAACCGTAAATTCACCAGCAATCAGTTTTAACATGGGGGTCTACCTTTCAGCTAATTGTTCTTGTGTGTTTTGTTGCGGCAAATCTTCTTGATCGGCAACGTAGTTTTCTTGTAAGTATTCATCAGCGTCAAATTCAACGTATGTGCCATTGGGTAACACGTTGTTCATTGACAGCGTTTGGGCCATTGCCTCTGCATACAGTTTGACGCCAAAAATCCACAGATCGGCGCGCGCCTGTTGCGCGGATTGGTAAGAGTAAGCGCCCGTTGCTACACCCACCAAATACGGTGGCACATTTGCCAGCCGTGCAGCCTCAAGTGATTGGTATTGGCTGCTTTCGATCAACAGCATTTTGTCCGGGCTGGTCGCCGTCTCTTGGTAATCCAAGTATTCGTTAAGGGCTGCGGTTTGGTTGGTTGCGCGCGCTGCGTTAAACGCTGCAGCCAAATCTGCAAGCTCTTGTGCGCTCAACGGCTCTCCACCCTTTTGCCGCAAAACCCCGGCTGGTATCGCACTTGACGCATTTCTATTACGCGCGGCCTCTAGTTTTAGTGACGTTTCGATTGCACCCGGCGCTGCATAAATCAAACCTTGTGCGGGCGACAAAAACTGCACTAAATCCTTAGGGTCAAGCTGGCCGCCGTTAAAATAAACCTCTTTCGACGGTGCGAACCACACAGGACCGACCATGTCGGTAGTGGTAATACTGCCCGACGGTAAACGGGTAAAGCTGGCTGGGTAACCGTCAGCGGTGCGGCTGGTTATGTACCAAAAAGCCCTGCCAAAAAACAATAAATCGTCAAATGTCCACGACATTATGTGCTGATAGGGGACAGTCGGGTCTGGGCGGCGTAGCCATGTGCGCGGTGCAAGCGGCATTTTTTCCATTTCGTCGCCGTTCCAAATTTCGTTGTACATTTTTAACGGCATACAGCCAATAACGCTTGCCATGAGATCGCGCGCCCGGTTGATCGTCGGTACGCTGACCGCCCGGTTACGGGCTTCACCCTCTTGGTAGGTGTAGTACTGCCCAATCATTTGTGCGCCGATCCCGGCGCTGTTCGGGGAGTAGCCGCCACCATACGCGCCAGCTGCAGCCGCTTTTGGCGGTGCAGGGCTAATCGCGGCCTTGGTGGTGCGGTTTAAAAAACCCATAGGTCAAGTATGGCGCAAATGTGTGCGTAAGTAGTGGCATGGGGGCTGGCTTTACCCGACAGATAGGGGAGTAACCCCCACACCACCGCTGCAAGTGTAACTAGCTGGCAATCACCAAAACGGGTTTACCTGACGCTTTTGGCTTGCTCGCCAAAGCGGTTGCCCAGACTGCACAGCGGGCCAGCTCGATTGGGCCGGGTGATCGTTGCGACGACAACGCAATGCTGTTTTGTGACCGTACTGCCACCGCGCGTTGTATGTGTTCAGCCAACATGGTTGACCCGTCGTGCAGCACCATGCCTTGCCGTATGAGCTGCCGCACCGGGTCTGTCCATTTGATCATTTCGCCGTAGCCCACAACGGTTTTGCGGCGCTCGTATTCGACGGGCCAATGCAGGTCTATTGACGGGGTAACCGCAAATGTGGTTTGGGGGTGCTGCAGGTATGGTTTGGCGGCTTCCAACATTTGGGCGTAGGTATCGCAGACAAATGCAACGGTTAGGCAGGTGCGCCCGTCAGGTAGCGGCACAGCTCGCAGGCCAAAATAGCGGCTTTCGTCAACGCTGTTTTCAATGGCTACCACCCCGCCAGCGGGCAGCGGGTCGTGGTATTCCAACGCAGGCCATGTGCCGGGCTGCAACCAGCCTTGATCTGACGCCACCCACACGTTGACTGACGCCCGTAGGAATTGGGCGCGGTCAGGGTTTTGGCTTTCAGCAATAATGACCTCAGGGGTCAGCGTCGTACCCAATGCGGGGTTACCCCACCCGTAGGCGGCTGGGGACATGGGGTCTAAATGTGGTGGGGGTGACCATTCAGCAAAATAGAAGCTGCCAACCCGCTGCTCGTCAATGGCCCGCATGCCCTGTTCGCGCCATTTCATTAACGCCCGGCTGCGCTCAGTACCCGCTGTCGACCACATAGACAACAGGGGGTTGCGTTTGGCTCGCTGCGACGGAATAAGGCCACCGTCTATGACCTCGCTGCTAATGTCCCAAATTTCGTCAGCCACGATCAGGTTTGGGCTAAGGCCGTGACCGCTCGACGGCCCAGCGGCGCGCACAATCCACCGCGACCCGTCAGGCATGGTCGCCATGTTGCGCCCATAGGCCCGCATGAGCTTGGCGTTGTATTGGGCTTCAAGTATTGGGGCAAGCTCGTCAAACAGCATGACCGCCAAGTCAAGCCTGTGGGCTGTAGATAGCACCAGCTGTTTTTCGCCCCTGATTTTGGGCATTTCGCACAACCAAAAACCCGTCAACGCCATGAGCGCCACCGTTTTACCGTTTGGACGGGCGGTCGACGTTAACGCAACCCGGTGCAACAAATCCTGATTGGCGTCATAGGCAAGCTGGTTGGTCAACGTGTGCAG